TTCCTGTATAACTCCCTATCTTCTGATAACCATCTACGCTTTTGAAGGAGTAAAGAATATAATCTCTACCTGATGAAGATGTAGGTTGATATACAGTTGTAGCTGTTGGTGCTGTTTCCGATGCATCGCTCTTCGTAGCATCAGTATTCAATGAAAAATAATCTAAACTTCCATCAATTACTGTGGTATATGCCCACCAACTCTCTGTACTATCAGTTCTTTTAAAAATAAATAAATCAGGAACTCCATTTAGTCCGTGAGGCACTTGGTTCGTTGCACCTGCTTGACTTGTAAATTTTACTATTGAGAATTGAGCGTTAGTATTAACAGACATTTTTTTAGCTTCTACATTACCTGCCACAGCTGCTGAAGAGGAAACTCCATCTATCATAACACTTCCAGAAGTCGGAACATTACCTGCCCCTGCTGAATTTGTAGCTGTAGGAGCACCTCCTGCTTTCCAACACCAAGCAACTTGATTATGTGCGCTATTTAAAAAAGTTTGCTCTACAGGACCAACTGTAAAGCCATCAGAATCAAAACTTACAAGGTCATTTGAGGCTGAAGAATTAGGATTGTTTGCACTATTGCTATAAGGTAATAGACTGCTGTTTCTACCTCTAACTGAATCCACAAAAAATCCACCTTGTGCTGCATTTCTTGTTTTACCCCAAACAAAATCTGGTTGGAATCCTACACCTGTAATTGACTGTGTTCCACCATTACCTGTATATAAAACAGTATTAAAATTATCAGTTCCTACAGGTGCTGCTGCTCCACCTTGCGAAAGCATTTTCTTTTTTCCTAAACTCATTATATAGTTGGTAATTGATAATCTATAATAGATGCCTTTGTACTTAAAGCATTTATTTCTGCTTCCTTACTCGCACACTCTGTTCTTAAATTACTTCTTTCTGTAGCTATATCACTTGGTATTGCTGTACCACCTTCTGCTGCTCTTACAACATACCAATCAGTTTTGCCTAACTTACTTCCGTAAATAGCTTTTAAGTTTTCTATTTTTTGTGTTTTAAGTTCAGCAACTGTTTGTGAATAGGTTTTATTTACTACAGGATATGTAAAAACATTATTTTCTGCATCCCATTCTATAGCACCTAATTCTTGAGAAGGATTTATAGAAGGGGTAATCACATCATAAAATCCCATAGCTTCTAAATCACTATCACTTGAATATTGTAAACCTATAGCACCTCCATAAGATTTTAAATTGCTATAAACTTTTATATCGTTTCCTACTTTTATTGCTTTCATATCATTATGGTGTTGGATCACTTGTATAAGTTAAAATTGAGTAATTAAAAATTGCATTTGCTGAATCATCTATACATTCTACCATTAAAGCATTTGTTGTGCTTCCATCGTAATCTTTAGCACCTAATTTATTAAAGGTTTCACTTGTTCCTGCATCTGAATCTAAAGTCAAAGTATATGCACCTGTTAGGTTGTGTATAGTAATAACTTGACCAAGTTTGTAATTTGTAAAATCAAATTCTTTTGCACCTGTACAAGCTGATTGCATTTTAAAAACAGTTGCAGTAGACCAATCAACACTTGTTGCACCACTTGTTGCTGTAATTGTTGCTGTGCCTGTATATCTTGGTTCTAATTTAGCGTGTGTAACTCCATCATCTAAAAGAGATATTGTTACTGCTCCTGTTGCTGAATCTCTTGCTATTGGTGCTGTTGCTGTTATACTACCTACATCTCCTGCATCATCAGAATATAATTCTGTAAAGTTGTCGTTACAAATATCAAAGGCATCTCGTAGCGTTGAGCCTGTACCATCATTTGCAGTAGTTCCTATATTAATTGTTTGTTTAGCCATTTTTTTATATTATGTTATTTGTGTTGCATCTGCTGTAAATAATGTTGTATCTGCTTTGTATAATGTTGTATCCGCTGTAAAAGCAGGTACTAAAGTCCAACAACTTGGAGCAGAAAAATCAGGTATAAATTCAGTTGTATATGCTTCATCCGCTCCCCAAGCAGAATTAGTTTCCATATTACAATAAACTTTGCCCCAATTTATATTATTAGCCATGTATATATAATTACTTTTTTACTTTTTTGTTATACATCCTTTTTAAATAGTTTTTTAACTTAACTATATTATGTTGTTTTGGTTTATAAGTCCTTTTAATCATAAAACCCAACCAGAAAAATTAGCATCCTTATCCGGATATACGTTATCGTTATTATTAGTGTAGTATTCAGCATATCTCTCTGCTGCATAAAAACTAAAATGTTCTATCATTCTATCAGTATAGTATTGTGCTGTTGTACGTTCTTTTTCTATTAAAAAATCTACTTCTGTTTTAGATACGTTTTCAGCGTTTTCACTACTATGCTTATAAACACCTTTATTAGATACCGTGTAAGCAGCAAATGGTAAATACTCAACCATTGCCCAATGTACTAAACAAGGCTTTATATGGTTTTCTACTAATGTTGCATAATGTCCTGTTAAATTACCAGCTATGATATCTGTACTTATTTTATCATATAGCTTTGTACCTATATAATTTTGTATATGTATATTTTGTGCAATCTTAACATATTGTATAAACTTATCAGTATCTACACCTCCTGATACATTAGTGTATTTTACAATATCTTTACGAGTAACAAATAATGCTTCAGCCATAACTATCGTGGTGTTGTAAAGTTTTTAGGTTTTATAAACCCTCTATTTTTCATATCTCTTGGTCTTTTTGCAACTTTAGCATCATTAGTTTCAGGTTTAAAACCTTCTTTCTTTGCTTCATTTACACTTATTTCTGCATTTGGGTTAGTAGCATCTGGTTTTACACCTTTAGCCATATACGTTTTTCGCATCCAAAAATGCCTACACGATCCACCGCCTTTGTAGAGCCAAATATCGTAAGTTGCAGCACCACCTTTACCCCAACCAGCATTAACAGGTTGTTTACTCATTTGCATTATATCTTCTTTACGGTATATCTTTTTAGCTGATACCATTTTTCTACAAAACTCCCTGCTGTTAGCAGAAACTGTTAATGGTGCATATTGATAACGTACTTTAAACTTCATATTATCTGCTTCACCATCTTGTTCGCTTTTTGCATTTGATCTTGCACTACCTGTAGATGCTAAACCTACCATTTTATCTAATGCTTCTTCTTGGTCATAGTCTACTTTGCGTTCATCTACTAAATCCCAATTTTCTAAATCTTCATCTTCACCAAACTCATCAAGCAAATCAAATACTTTATCATCTGTTTCAGCACTTAAATTACTTTGCTTATGCTGCTCGCAAGGCATATACCATATCTTACCTTCGTATTCGTGTTCGTGATGACCTTCACAACCAATGTTTTTAGCAGCTTCTATTGCCATTTCTTTTGTTGCATATGCTAACCTATCATCTATAATAGCAAAGTCTTTATCTACTACTTGGCTTTTTAAAGTAAATTCTCTTTTTACACCTGTTTCTTCTTCACGTACTTCATCTGTTACTGCATTATCTGTTTCTATAAATGCTAACGGTTGAAGTGTTTTAAAATATAGTTTTAAACTAATACCATTAACAGCTAATATATCATCTATACATTCGCATATAAGTTCTTGATAAGGTTTTATAGTAATATTGTCAAAAAGTAGCGCAGCGGTTTTTATTTCGTCTGCATTTGATCCTAAACCATTGTTTTCGGTACGTATACCCAATAATAAAGGTGAAGTCACCCTATGCGAAACTATTAACTTATTACTACATTCATTTGATAAATATTCATAATGTTGAGGTGCATCGTTTAATGGTATGTCATCAACTGTTGTTTTGCTTTCTGCATTGTTGTTAAATGCAATTACTACTTTTTCACCTCTTGCGCCTGTAAGTTTTGACATTACATCATTCTTAACTTGCATCTGTTTCTCGCGATCAGGGACGCCATTATTAAAGTTTACTACTTTAGTCCCGCTAAAGCCATGTTGAACATCATTAATTAAATAATCAGAGATCTCGCTTTCAAGCTCAGCATAAGATAAGCCTCCTTGGTAATCTACAGGGCAGTAGTAATCGTAGCCGCTAACATATTTTTTTATTATTTTAATTTCTGGCTCTTTTCCGTTGCCAAAACCAAATGCTGCTATACGTTCTGGTTTGTCTTTTGGCTTTATTTTTGTCCAGTCTGGCGCATAATAGTACCCTTCTATCTCACCATCTTCATTCATTTTTTCAGCACGTAATGTTTGACGCGGAAAATGCTCGGCTTTAAATACTTTATTATCTTTGTAAAGTACTTGAAAAGAACCCTCACCTAATAGTTTTAAATCTAGTACAACCTTTTTTAAACATACATTGCTTATAATAGATCGCATTGCAGCATACTCGTTTGTTTTGGTGTTGCTATCTAAAGCATCTAACCCTTTACCGTATATCATATTACTAACTCCGTTAATAATTGCGTTATTAGTAGTTGAATCTGTATAAAGTTTAATTAAGTAAGAATAATAATCATTATCTTCTCCATAATTGACCCATTCTTTTTGCTTATCTTCGCTTATTTTAGGGCGGTTGTAAGAAGCTAATTTTACTATATGTAAGTTATCCATTATATTGTGATAAATTCGTTTGTAGTGGCATTAGAAGTATACTCACCGTTGTTTATTGTGTAAGCTGGTAAATCTGTTTGGTTTGTACAGTATATTTTATCTAAAAATACAACTGAACTACCTGAAAGTATTTTAAGTGTGTAATAAATATCTTGTTTTACAGGAAACACAGCATTGTACCTATTGAAGTATAAGTTTTGTGATATACTTGTTGTTGCTTGACTGTACACTTCTTTGTTTTGCGTTTCATCTGTTATTTTAACCGTATAAGATGCGTTTGCAGTAAATTCTCTTGGTATAAAATCAATATTTTGCGCTGATCCACTTTCTTGTAATACTATCATATATATACAATAAAAAAGTATGAAATTTGTTATTATTAAAACAAAAAAAAAGGGTAACCGTTAGGCTACCCCTTAATTTACCAAATGAAAACCCTATTAAGTATTTGTTCCTAAAGTAATAGTTACTGTACCATCTAATCCTGCATAATCTACTACACTAAATGGGAAGTCTATATCTTTTGTATCCGAATCCATAAAGTTAGCAGGTGCAAGTTCTGTTGCTGCCATCGTTAATGTATATCCTGATAAATCACCCATTGCAGCACCTGTGGAAATAGTACCACCTGTTACTTCTGCACCGTGTTCTAATCCCATCATAAATACATTACCATTATAGTCTTCTACGGCAACGTGGGGTCTACCGTAAGCCAACAGTTTTAACTCTTTATTATCTTCTTTAGTAAGTTTTTTCAAAGTTAAAGTTAAAGTCTGTTCAACAAAAGTTGTACCGTTTTCACGTGAAGAAGTAATAGCTTGTTCAAAGCTACTATTTCCTTTTAATTCGTACTTAAATGCTGTTAAACTACCAGAACTACCTGTCATATTTGTTATTTCATCATTTGTTAAGGTTACCGTACCTAAATCACCAAAATCGACAAAATAAACATTTTTTAAGCCACCTACAACATCTTTGCAGGGTTCTTTTCTACCAAGTGTTAAATCACAAGCCATATCTATATATTTTAAATAAAAAAAGGTGAGTAGGCACTATTGGCTTACCCACCTAATTTATTGGTTAATTATCTATTAAGAATAAAGTACGATATCGCTACCGATGCCATACTGAACACCTGCTGTGAATCTCATTACTACTCTTACGTTCTGTGAACCATCAATGTCAGCCATATCGATAACTTTTACCTCGTTATGGTCTGCTAAAAGACCAGTACCAAAGAATAAGTTAGATTTTTCTGCTGCGACCATTGTATTATCAGCTAATCCATTTGCTACTGCGATTTTAATACCATCAAAAGATAGACCTCCACCGTTGTACCATTGTGTACCTTTATCATCTGTACCTGCTGCACCAAGATTACTTGCAAATCCGCCAAGCGCTCTTACATATGCTCTAGCTACATTTTGTGATACATAAATAAACATATCTTCTGAAGTATAAAGTGAACTACCTATTGCGTCTACTACTAAACCAATTTTATCAATTGCATTAGCAGCAGTTACAGCAGCACCAGCTCCTACATCTGTTACATCAGCATCAGCTAAAAGTAGTTCTTTAAATCCACCAAACTGTCCTGCTGTTGCAGCAGCACCATTCCAAATAGATTGTTCAGTACGTTGTGCAACTTTAGAAGCTACATGTCCGATTAAAAAGTCAGCAAATGATGGAGGTAGGCTATCAAAAGCGCTATATCCCATTTGTACAGCTTCCCAATCGTTATGAAAGTCTGCTTTACATAGTTGTAAATTTACTTGCTGAAAATCAGGCTGTAAAATACGTTCTGTAAGTGTTAAAGTTGAAGTTGGATCAAAATCACAAGTTGCATCTTTTACGATATCATCACTTGATACTTTTTTAATCACTTCTTTAAATTTAATATTTGGCTTAATGGTAATTAATCCATTATCCAAAGTTGCCCCACTAAGTAACGCGGCAGAAATGTACTGACCAGCAAATTCACCGGAATACGTAGTAGTTATTGAGTTTGTTGTTGCCATTTTATTTTATTTATAAGTTTATTTATTACGATTCACTTGCCCATACACCATCACCGCCGGTTAAATACCAGTCAGTAAGTGCTACAGCTTTTAGTGAACACCAATCGCCTTTATTTGCAGTTGCTTTTGTGTTAATCCAATCTTTATCATCTACACCACCAGAAGATACTGAACCTACAGTACCGTGAATTGCATCTGTTGAAGCAGGTGAAATAGTGATAATGTTGTTACCGTCAGCACCTGTATTACGGAATGTAAATTCCATTCCAATATTTTCAGATGTAATAGCTGGTAAAGTCATTACTTTAGCATCTGTTGCTATATTAAATTCGGTACCTGCTTTGTTTACAGGAATATCTTGAGTAGTAGTCAAAGTTTCTTGCTCTGATCTTGCTCTCAACACATCATTTGAAGTTGTTATTGTTGTTGACATTATTTATTTATTTTATGTTTGATATTTTATTTAACACTCTATCTAAAGTTGTATTAGTTCTTTTTTGTGAATACAAGTTTAAGTTAGGTTTGTTTTCTTTTTCAGGGTTATGAGTAACCTTTTGTACTTCGCTTAAATCTTCTTTTTCAGCGTATACAGTTTTTGTAGTTGTTTCTTCTGATTTAACAGAATTTTCTTCTACAGGTTCTTCAGCCATTTCTTCTTTAGGTTCAAGCATTGATTTAATTTCTTCAACCATTTCTTTAACCTCTTGAAGTTCTTGTTTAGTAGCATAACCCATTTCTTCTTTTTTTTCAGCTTCTACTTCTTCTTCTGGTGCTTCTTCAACTGCACCGATAGAAGCAATAATACCTTCTTCTTCAACAATTAATGATTCACCATCTACAAGTTTGTATTCGCCTACAGGCATTGCTACTTTTTCATCTTCGGTAACAATAAACACTTCTGCTCCAGCTTCAAAATTTTCGCTTTCTATAATTGTACCGTTCTCAAGTTCGGCTTGTGCCAACTTTACTTCTAAAGGTACTTCAGATAACTCTACCCCAAGTACCTCTTTTACTTTGTTTAACATATCTGTTGCTTTCATATATATTATAATAAATTAATATTTAGTTTGTTATATTTTTAGTTTGCTGCTTGACACGCTGTACAATCGTTATATAATGTTACAGCACTAAAATGATGTCCGTGTGCGTTTTGATCTTGGCTTAATACAGTATAACAACCATCATGGTTATCGTGATCTGCATTTATATAATATACATTGCCTACTACTAATTGTGTAGAACCATAAAAGTGTTTTTTTTGGCTATGTCCACATTTTTCTACCCTATAACCATATTCTCCTGCACCTGGTGTTTCTATTGTACCTGTTACATTTCCTACGCCTTGAGCTTGAAAGCTACCATTGCAACATTCTATAGAATATGTATCATCTTTACATAAGCAACCTCTACGACCTGATTGTGGACTTGGTATTCTACTCATATTATTTTATTGGTACGCAATTAGGTACTTTTCTACCGTTTTTAATTTTGAAACCTATCATTTCATAACCATTGTAACAAGGCTTTTTTAAATCTTCTTCTATTAAATCAAGTTCTTTAAGTTTAGCACCCGCCCAACGTAAACCTGCTTTTCCACCCCACAATAAGTAAGATATAGTACCACACGCTTTACTATCATTTTCATCATAATCTTCTTGTGCTCTGCTTAAATAACTAAACATCCTTTTAATAGTTTCTGTAGTTATTGGTTTGCCTTGTGCTAATTGTTGTGCCCTTACTTTTCCTACTTGTGTTGCACACTTGTTGTTTACTTTTTCGTTTAGTTCAATACCTTTTTTAGCATTGTTTTTAACACCACTTGGATAATCTGAATAAGATTCTAAATTTTCTTCTTTTAGTATGTGCTTTAGTTCTTCAACTAATTCGTTAGCCATTTCTTCTTGCTCGGACATCTTATCTTTTACAGGTTCGTTTGGTCTTTCTAACTTATCTGCAAAGTAACCTTCAATACTAAACCCTTTTACTTCTCCTGCTTTTACTTTTTTCCAAACATCATCGTTATTTACTTTCATAGATACCATCCAAGTACCAATAGGCACGTTTAAATCGTACATACGGCTTTTATCTTGTTCACTTTCTACTATCCAACTTTCTACAGCAGTTAACCCTTTAAGTTCTAATTGATGTTCTAATGTTGAGTTGTTTTGGTTACCTTTTATAAAGAATAATTCACTTGCTTTACGTACAGTTGCTTGACTAAAGTATATATAATATTCCTGCTCACCATTTGTACGGTAGATAGGTTTGTTAGGTATCAAAGCAGCACCCATAAGTATACGCTTTTCTTTGTCTACTTCTGCAAGTTTAAACTCTTGGTTTTTTAGTGCTATAAAGTTTTCTTCTATTGCTGGGTTTTCTACTACTGATATTGCTTCAATTCCAGAAACCTCATCATTTTCATCTATAAAAAGTTCTACTATGTCCATATTAATACAATAATTATTTATCTATTTTGTTATCCTATTGAAGCACCTTCTACTATATTACGGTCTAGTGATTGTGCTGTGCTTACATCACCACTTACTACAAATGCTTTTATAGGTTTATCTTGTTGATCGCCTATTGTTTGTGCTAATTGGTTTTCAGGTGCTGCTCCTACTACGTTAAATGATGGAGGTGCTGGTGCAGATACTCCACGACCACCACTCATACCTGCTCCGCCACCTTTACTTCCTACCATAGATTTAGCAGCACTTACTGCACTCTTAATACTCATTGCTATACCTGCTGCTTGTGTTGCAAATATTGCTATTAAAGGCACGTTTGCAGGAGGAGGTGCTGCTGCTGCTGCTTTCATAAACCCTTTTGCTCCATCTACCCCTGATTCTGCTGCTGAATTTATAATACTTTGTAATGTTGCTTGTGCTTCAAGTATTTGTTCGTTAATTATAAAACCTGTTTTTAAAAGAAACAATGCTTTTGCTATTTTACTTTCTTCACCTGCTGCTTCAGCTACAGCATCCATAGCACCATATATAGCTTCTTTTCTTTTTTCTTCTAATTCAATTAGTTTTTCTGCATCCTCTATTGCTAACTCACCTGCTTCTCTTTGTAAAGATATTCTGTTTATTAATTGTTCTGATCTAAAACCTTCTATTTGTGCAAGTACAGCTTCACGTTCATTTTGTGCTTCTAATAATGCTATATAGTTTTCTTGGTTTTGGTTTTTATTAAATTCTAATTGTGCTGCTTTAATTTGTAAATCAACATTTTCAAGCATTTTTTCACTTTGCTCATCTAGTATTTCTCCTAACCTATTGTTTGCAGCTATACGTTCTTCTATTGTTTTTGTTTCATCATCTCGTAGCTGTCTTTGTTGCTCTGCTTGTCTATCGTACTTTTCTATTAACCCTTGATTGATAACAGCAGCTACTTCTGCTTGTTTGTTTAGGTCAACTGTTGCTCTTGCAGCTTGTACAGTTGATTTAGCATATTCAGTTATTCCATTTACTGCTGTTTTTACAGATTCAGTTATTTTTTCAAACCCACCATCTTCTCCTGTTACTATATCAAATAATTCTTTTGATGCTTGTTTAGCAGTAAGTGCTGCTCCTGCAAAATCACCTGCAAAAAACTTAATAGCTGCTTTACCAAATAAACCTAATGCTTCTAAACCTTGTTTTAATCTATCTATAATACCTTGTTTAATAGATGAACCAAAATTTTTAATTGATTGTACAGGATCATCAAAAATACCTTTAAAGTATTCCATAACAGTACCAACGTTTGCATTAAGAAATTTAAAAAAGTCATTAAAGGCTAAACTCAATGCTTCAAAGGCAGTACTAAAAGCATCTGTTACTTTTTGGTTTTCATTAAATACTTCTGCAAGTTTAGAAAATGCTGCAATAGCTAAACCAATACCAGCAGCTTTAAGAGCAGTACCAATACCTTTTACACCTTTGGCAACCCCACCTGTTGTATCTTTAACATCTTCAAGGTTTTTATCTATACGTTGTACACTTTTGTTTACACTATCTAAACCTTTTTTAGCATCATCTACTTTAGCTTCTACTTCTATAATTTTTTTTAAACTCATAACTGCTCCTTAAATTGTTTGTATGCTTCCCTTATTGATTCAGGGTATTTATTTTTACCCATAGCTATATCTATATATTGTCCGTTCCATTTCTCGCTTCTTGCAAATTCTAATAAATCTAATATATTCTGTATCATATTAACTACAATTATATTTTACAACTACTGTTGCAGTAGCAATTTCTATTACTATAAATCCTCTAATTATTTTTTCTAAACATATGCCTGATGTTGTATTTATGCAATATGGTTCTGAATATGCATAAGCTATATACTTTGCATTTGGGTTTATTACATTTATAGCTGGTAATGGAAATGAATTTGTACCACCATCATAAGTCCATTTACTTGATGCTCCTGCCTTTACTTTATCACCTTCATCTGGGAATTGTTCTGCACCAGAATGATATATACCACCCATTTTTTTAACAAATCCACAAGCAGTTGATGAACCTATTTTTTGTGTGCTATCTAAAATATATAAATCTGAAAGTGATGGTATTGTATCTAAATATTGTGAATTAAACTGTGTATCATCATAAGCTCTTATAGCACCAAATCCTTTAACTGTTAATATAACACTACATTCACCAAACTGCCTTCTATTTATTATAACCCCACTTACCACGTGAACACTAAAACCACAATTTCTTAATTTTGATTGTACATTTTGTGCTGTTCCATCAGGATTCCAACCCCATTGAGCATAGTATCCATCAGGAACTGTTGCTTTAGCTGCAGTAGATGTTGTTGCTGTACCACTTATAAATCCAAAATCAGACTTTCTTTCATCATTCCAATTTGTATATACGCTTGTGCCTTCATTATAGAATAAATTATAGTTTTGGTTTGTAGTACTAAAATTAATATTAGATGTACCGCTTGGTATTGCAACATCTTTAAATGGTATAGAAGAAGAACTAAATACTTTTGAATCGTTTTCTGCATCTTCTCTTGATGTAGCACTATAAGCAAAACCTACCCCTGAATTTACTTTCACTCCACCTATTGTAGCAGGGATGCTCATTTGTGTTTCTAACATACCATCTAAACCGTTTGAAGTAACATTGTATTGTGTTGTTATGCTATTTGTAGGTATTGGCACACCTTCTACTACATAAGGCACTATTTTAGATTGTACATCAAATGTACCTGATGTTACATAATCCACTAAATCACCACCATCTGTTTTTATTCTAATTGTTCTTATTGTATCAACAGGGTTATCTGCAGTTGTAGATATTTTGTAATTTATAGAGTTTGTTGTTTCACTATATGGTGATGCAGGTACTGTACTTGATGAGGTAATTGTTGTCATTTCATTTGCTTCATCAAAATTACTATCTGTATTTGTTCTTGTATAAAACCTATAAAATATTGTTTCAGGATCAGTTAAACCTGTAAGTTCTAATAGTTTTTCGCCTTCTGTTTTATCATCTGTAATTTTATGTTGTGTAACTCCTGTTCTACCTATAATGGTATCTAAATCATCACCTTTTAAAACATCAATGGTAGGTGAATGTATAAATCCATATTCATCTAAACTTGGTGTATTACCTATTTCACCTAATTCATCTATTTTACCTCTTAATGTTACTGTTGTTGATGAGTTATTTGTTAATTGACTAACATCTGGCGTGCTTATAGTTGCAGTTGTTACAACAAGAGGTACATCTACTACTACAGGAATATTACTAATAGCTGTATCTTGTGGTACTTCTTCATCAAATGAAACAATAGGTAATTCTGCATTAGCACAACTTAAATCCGCTTTTAATAAAGTATTATCTGCAAGTTCTATTTGTGAATCTGCGGTATAACATCTTGCATCTGGTGTAAATTTAAGAGGTACAATAGGTTGTATTTCTTCTGTTTGTGTTTCTATAATACCTACAACTTCTTCTTTGATGTTTATGAGTTCTAATGTAGAAAGGTTTGTTTCAAAATTTGTAGTTATCTTATTTATCTTATATAACCTATCAAATATTATAACCTTATCTGCAAGTGATAAGTTGTGTAACATCTTAATAGGTAAATATGCTTTTACTGTTGTTAATCTTCTTTGTTTATCAAATATTTCTGTTACATACTTTTTATAATATTGATTAAACAATGTTTTAGAATAGGGTACATTAGTAAACTCGTTCTTTTCTGCACTAAAGTTTATATTTTCTGATCCATCTATACTTAATATATTTATTAGAGATGTTGAAACAGAATTAGAAGGTATGTATATTGATGCTTGTGATGTAAGCGAACCACCACTATCTATAACACCTATTTGTTGTGTTTTAAGTATAGGATAAAAAAGTAAAGGTTTACCAAGATTAGGTTGTTGTTTTATATCTGCACTCCATCCCCATTGAGCATTAGTATTTACACCATCTGCTACATTTACTAATCTTTCATATTTGAAATGTTCAAAAGGTAAACTTACTGTATATGTTTCACCTTCAAACTTTGCACTTGCTTGAAATCTATTCTCACCCCAATCTATGTTAAATAATTCTTTATGATTTTTTGCAAAGAAGTTATCTAAACCTTCATATGTAAAATCTATTTGTTTAAAAGGCAATACACTATCTACTGTTGAACTTTCTTTATCAAGATGTTCTGTTATATCCCACTTGTTTGTACTTCTATTGTAAAACTCATCTAGTGTTTCTACCACTAATACACCTTCATCATTTTGAAATGCTGTTAAATTAAACATCTTAAATAAGCCTGTAAGAAAATCTATTACTTTTATTTCAGGCAATTGATTTGAAGTATTTAATGTTACATCTGATAATACTGATGCTGTACCTGTAAAATGTATATCTGCTATACCACTTACCCTTCTTTTTCTTTGTACATAAAATCTTATTTCATATGTTGATGGTGTGTCTGTTTCTATACCAAAACTATAATCTCCCCTGTTTAATGGTAAATTTCTTATATCTTTATATTCACCTGTTAAATCATCATATCTTTGAAATACATTTCCATTTTCAAATATTACTAAATTATACTTTACTGAATTATTACTTGGTACAACTGTAACATCTAATGTTCTTTCTTTCTTTGCTCTACCTGTAGATTGATCTGGTGGTGGTGTAGTAAAGTAATTATTTCTTAAATCTATAACCTCACCATCAGAATAAGTTACATTAAAACCTCCTACAGTTGCTATATTACCTTCATCTTGAAATAAACCACCTGTTTTATTATGTAACCATAAATACAAATTATAAAATTGTGGGTTTGTAACATTAAAAAAATGTTCACTAAAAGTTATCCCATATTGAAACTCTATTGCTTTTATTATAGGGTAAATTCTTAATGCAGGTTTTAATTGTGATAATTCTAATCCGTGCTGTGTTCCTGCTTCATACGCAATATTATTTTGTGTAGTAGTGTTTGCAGTAGAATCACTTGTGTCATATATAAACCTTTTAGTATGTGATATTAATGGAAATATAATTGCATCTGTATAAGTAATCATTTTAGATGTTATATCTAATCCATCACTTAAATATGTTTTTATATTAGCATCAGAGTATGTAAATGTAAAATCTGATGTAATCATTTTTAATGCACTTAAATAATCATCTCCTACTAAATCAGGTAAGTTTACAGTACTACCAAAAAATGTTAATCTATATGTATGTGGTTTGTTTAAAAGTAGTGATGTACCTTCTAATTTTACTTTACCTTTTTTAAATGGGTTGTGGTTTAAATATAGTATAGCATCAAACTTCTTCCTAGCATCAAAATCTAATATATTGTAATTGTAAAAATGTTTAAATATTTTGTTGTTGTTTTTAGAAGCAGGTACATTAAAGGTTTTTGTAAAATCAGTAAATACTTTTTTTATATCCCTTATATCTTGTATTGCTTGTGTAAGTTCAATGCTCTCATCTTTAAATAATTCAATATGTTGATATGATGATGATACATCTTCATTCTTTATGTAAAGCTGTAATTTTAACATTAACGTACACTATTTATTTTTGTAAATGCAAATTCAAATTCTATTGTATAATTTATTAGTTTATCATTTAAACTTGTTTTAAAAGCCAATGATTTTGTTTTAGGAATTACAGGTAATGTTTTGTTTTCATATCGTATCCATACATTTTCTGTTAAAAACAATTCTTCAATAGTTTGGTTCATATCCTCTTTTATGAAACCTGTGTTAAGAGTAAGTGTTGTTTGACCATTAACATTATATCTTGCACTTTGCCCTGCATAAGTAGGATAACTTGTAGTATTATTTACTATTATATTTCTTCTAAATGTTTCATCAGTAACGCTTAAATTTTCTATGTTTTTCTTGAACATATATAAATCTTGAAATGCACCAAACTTGTTTACAAATGTTATTTTATAAGGTGTAAACTTGGGTTCACAGACATTGTTTACTGTTATTGTTTTTCTTAATGTAGCATCATCAGTATCAAATATTTGTATTGTAGAACTGTTTGCAGGAACTGTTATGTATTGTATTTTTTGATTAGTATTACCACTATCTGTTACTTGTGTTGTTGTAGAATCTATTATATATTTTCCAACACCTTCTGCAAATATTGGTAATTTACCTGCTGTATTTTCTGGTAAGTATATATTGTTTGATGATATAAGTGCATTTGTTGAAAGTTGTGGATTTACCTCATCTTCAAAATAACCATATCCATCTAATGCTAAATAAGTATTTGTTTGTGGGTTACTATAAGTAAAGGGTTCATTGTTTTCATCAAATAAATTTGCAATAGCTGTAACCCATACACATTTAGATAAATAATCATTATTAAAAGTTAAATCAATATAATCTCTTACAAGATTTGATACTTCAAAATTAATAACATCATCTGCATTAATTCTTTCTTTTTGTATTGTATATTTTAAATCAGAGTTTTGATAAGAACCTGATGTACCTGTATATATGTATAAACTTAATTGTGCTGTACTTATTGCCATAACTATAAATTTGTAAAACTCCCTGAACCACCAACATCACAATTTGCTATTGCAACATTTGTTACTATTCCATTATTATCTATTAGCCATAAAATATATGAACCTACACCTATACCTGCTCCTGCATTTATTGATACAGTACTTACAGCATAATATAAGTTTTGCCCTGCAAAAGCAGTACCTTGTTTACATACTGTTTTACCTTTTCCTGTTTCTCTGTTAGAAGCTGTTGATACTATTGCAGTTGATGTAGGAAATGTACCATCACAAAAATCTGTAGGTGATGCTTTACCAGATGATATAAAATAATTATTACTACCACATACACCTAAACTTGCAGGTTGTGTTATTGTTTTAGTACAAGTTAAAGTTTGTGAACCATCTCCTGTATTTGAATAACCACTTGGTATTAAAACTGTAAAATCTATTGACCTACTTGTTTCTGTTGTAACTTCTGCAAAATTAATAGGTGAAAAACCTTGTATTGTACCTAATTGTGTTTTACCTATGTGTATATCACCTCTTGTACTTATACCTTGCTCTGTAAGATTTGCAGTATCACAATCAAAAGTTGGTAATGTAGAAGTAGCTTGTTGTTTAAATGTTTTAGAACAAATTACTGTTGCTCCTGCATTCGTATATCCTACAGGTGCAGTTAAATCAAAAAATAAAGTAACATCTATTGCACTACTACCTGAATTTGCTGCAACACTTGTAATATGCCCACCTCCTGATGTTAAACTTTTTGCTGTTATTGTTGCTATTGATATAGGATCAGTAATAGTACCATTTTGTGCTATACTACCACCACCATTAGCAAGATTTGCTGCTGTACAATCAAATGCTGCACTTAAACCATTTACTGTAACTGCTATAGATTGAACTGCAGTACAAGTACCTGATGCACTTTCAAATGCTTCTATATATATTGTTTTAGTACCACCTATTTGATTAGATGTTAGCGTAAGTGTGTTTGAATTTACACCTGCTGTAACTAAATTTGTATGAAAGTTTATGATATTATATCCTGCTATTGTACCACCTGTAAAATAAGATGATAAATCTACAGTTACACTATTACCACCTACTGTTATTGTTTGTGCAGGAATACTACCGTTTGTTGTTACGTTTTGTGTACAAGTTGTACCTGCTACAAATGCAGGTTGTGTTGCTGATACATCACAAGTAATAAAACCATCTGTTTCTGTATTACTAAATCCTATAGGTATTTGTATTGTAAGTGTTACTGTTCTACTTGTAGGTGAAGTTACTGTTGCAAACTTTTCCGTACTAACTGCTGTTATTGTACCATAATCTAAAGTAGGTAGTGTAAGTATTCCCTGTTGGTTTATACTAAAATTTCTTGGGTTTGCTATGAAGCAATCAAATACAGGTGTAGGTATTGTAGGCTCACTATAAGCTAAAAAATATGGACTTCTTACGTTTATCTTTGTACTCATTAGTTTCTAAATAAATTATTTACATCTTCACCAAAAGCAAATGCCAAATCATCAGGTAGTTTTTTAAACGCTTGTTCAAATGGTTTTGTAAAAAACAAACTTGGTTTTAATCCTTTTCTATATATACTTCTTGCTATTAAAAACCCTATTGTATTATAACTACCTTTTTTAAACTTACCTTCTTTATCTCTTAATCTTATGTTTTTACTTTTTGCCCATTGTGCTAATGGTTTAATAGGGGGCATTTTGTTTGTATATGAAAAAGGTGTATTGTATTTCTTTTCTGTTCCACTTACACCACGATCCTGAAACATACCGTAGTCTTCCATTTCAAAAGACAAAGTATTTTTTTTATTATCTAAAAAATAAGCAAGGCTTTTATATAGTTGACCATCTGATGAGGTTGTTCCCTTACCTTTTTTTGATTTGTTTTTAGATAACCTTGTTCTTGCTTGCTGTACTACAAACTTACCAAACTTATTTAGTTCTTTATTTAAGTTTTCTAACTGCATATTGTCATATCATTTTGTACTACTACATCAAATGTTGCAGTCCATCCTGCTAACTTGTTTTCAAACCTATCTACAAATGGTTCACAACTTACATCACCCTGTACTTGGTAAAGTTCAGTATATAAATCACCACGTTGTAAGATGTTTATTATTCTTGTTAGTAATCCTAATTGTGTATTAAGTACATCTTGTTCGTTATCGTTTCCTACAAATATATCAGCAGTTGCTTCTTTGCTTATATCTACAATGTCCATTGCAAGAATAGAAATGTTAAATGTTAGTGTTTTAGTTCCTAATGTTGTGTTGTTTACTATAATGTGTGATAATGGAAATATAGTTTGCTTGTTTAAATCTACATCATCTAAACTTCCAAATGTAACTGTATTAACAAATGGTTCCGCTGCAAGTGCTGTTTTTAATTCCTTTGTTACGTTGTAAAAACCTTTCATCGTTTTTTAATTAACTTCTTTTCTAATTCTACTTTATCTTTTTCAAATGCTAGATACATTAAACATTTGTGGACGTTAAGTTTGGTAACCGTGTCAAACTTGGTAGCATCTCCTTTAGCAATACCATAGACCGACTGATACCAGCCCCACTTTGATCCAAAGCTTCCTTCTGCTGAATAGTCAGTTTGTTCGGCAACTCCTTCTGTAAATAATTCAGGATAGTTTGTGTTAACTCGTTGCTTAAATGATAAAAAAAAACCATAGAACCAAATACAATATCTAAAGTCATATACTTTAGTTTGTCGTTCATACCTTTGTATTCTTCTATATTGTACTTGTTACCTTTCTTAAATTTAATTGGTCTATATAATACACTCATTGCTTTATGCATATTATCCCACTTGCCTAAGTTCTCATCAAGGTCTATAAACTCTCCTAATGACATATCATCAAGTACAGGTATAAATCCATACTCTACATTGCCTAAAGTAAACGTAGGTGTTAAACTATGCTTTTTATCAAATATCTTGTTGAGGTGTACTACTATTTCTTGTACTGATTTGTATTTTATGTTTGCAACATCCTTTAAGTTGAGGTTACAAAATATCTCTACCATCTTTTGTAGTAAGAATGTAGATTCTTTATTTTCTTCTGTATTTAACTTTTCAAATCTTTGGTATTGATCTAGAGTTATTTCTTTAAGTGATTCAGGTACGTTTATTTTAACTTTCATATTAATACAATAAATTATTTAGTGTTTTGTATAAAAGGAAAAAGGTAACATCTCTGCTACCTAATTCCAATCAAACCAAATGAAAAAAATTAAATGTAATTATTATATAATATTCTATATAGATCTTCTATAGCTTGTTCAAGTTCTTTACTATTTTGATCATATATTTTTTTGCCTTGTATATAGTTATAGTCTATAGATGCTATAAGCTTTACAGCAGGTGGTTTTTTATGACTACCTCTACCTAATGGCTTTTGAATAACTTTAATATTGTTATCCCAACACTTATTTAATATTTTATGGTATTCTATATCCATCCTAAATCATATCTTAAATATAACAATAAATCTAACACACCATACATAGTTGTGATCCATGTAGCATTAAATAATATACCTAATAATATGTTCTTTTTTGTAAATACTTGTTTTAATATTTCTAAATCTCTCATAATATAATTATTGGTTAATAAAAAAGGGGTATTGCTACCCCTATTGTTTTAATTATTGTTTTATATTTTTTGCAAGTCTCATAATTTCACTAATTCCATTTTGAAATTTTGTAGCTCTTTTATAAGCATTTTTTCCATCAAATATTCTTTCTGCAAAATTATCTCCATACTTAATAATTAATTTGTAAGATGATCCGTCCTGGTTAGACATTAATTTAGTTGATGTCGTTCTGTCTTTATATATTTTCATTTGATATAATTTTAATTAAACTTTGTTTTATAGTGTAAATATACACATTTTTTTTAATATATAAACAATTTATTAACTTTTTTAGTAAATATAGTATTCTCCTTTGTTTGGATTCTCTAATATAGAGCTAAGGATATATCTTGCTGCGTCAACACAGTGATCACCGCTTGTAGGGTTTGGTTTTTGTAATGTATTGCCTTGTTTATCTTGCATCCATATATAGCCATTTAGTTCTCTTATTAGGTTTTTACTTCGTTGAGTGACATATATAACATTCTGATTTATTAAGTTGATTCCATATACAATAGAGTCTCTTCCTTTGCTTACAGGATATATAGGATGGCCATAGCTTAACAATTCAGCTATAGACTTTGGTTCAGCACTATCTGCATAGATTATATCGTTAACTTGATTGTTTTTTAAGAATTGACTTATATCGCTATTTAGCATTCCTTTCTTGCATAAGACCTCATCAAATATATATGAGTTATTATACTTGTATAAAGCTACAAGAGTACTAGGGTCTACACTATATCCAAAGTCCATGCCATAACCTAATAATCTTGTTTCATCTGGTACTGATGGTATCTCTTTCCAATCTGGTATACATACACCCTCAAGAGATCCAGTTTCTCCTAAGCCATATACTTTCCACCAATTTGACCAGTAAGTTGAGGTCTTTGCTTTCTCTTTAGCTTTTTCTATCTCGTCTACAATAGACTTAGGTAATACATTATTGTCTTTATAAGTAAGTGTAACGTAGTCTACTCCTGGCTGTCCTAATACTTCTTTGTCTACCCAAAACAAACTAGACGGGTTATAGTCTAACCATATATTACCTGATGTTCTTACTACTAGTTGATTGTATGCATCAAATGGTACATTATTACATTCGTTAATATATAAGTCTGTTCTTCTTGCTCCTCGTAATTTGTCTGGTTGATCTGTACTAAAAAACTCTATGTAACTACCGTTTGTAAATATGTATTTTAAAGTACTCTTATTGAACTGATTTTCTTTATACCTATTTAATCCATTTAATATAGACAGAAAGTCCTTTAGAGCGCCTCTGCGTAAGTGTGGGACCGACTCTGATACTATACTTATCTCTCTACCTTCGTTCTTTATGGCATAATCGATTAAAATAAGTATAATACATATCGTCTTACCAGCCGACGTACCTCCTCTTACAACCTTAATACGGTTATTAAGTGCACGTAATTTCGATAAAGCTTCGGTTTTTTTAACCTGCATACTAATCTACAAACAACGGAATATCCTCGTTGATCGTAATGTCTTTAGTCTCTCTAGGTTTACCAGCATAATAGTTATAGAATAGCTGTACATACTTAAACTCTGCACTTTCTAATCCTTTCTTTAATGCTTCAAAGGCCATAGGTTCTAATGGTGTAAGCTTCTCTATAAGTTCTACCTCATCGGCTTTAGACTTACGCCCAGCTGTTTTGTGACCTCCATTGTTTTTTCTACCATCCATAATTAAAAAACATTATTAATAATTATATAATAAAAAAAAACTTTAATTGTTAAGTAGTAACTGTCGTTTTTCTTGTCTTAGACTTCTAAGCTCTACTAAAGCTATAGCATATTTGTTTCTATA